ATTATAGAGTTTTATACTAAAACAAATTTATTTTATTTTTAATTTTTTTTTTATAATTTTTAAAATAGTATAAAACCAATAATAGTTTAATATAGTAAGGCCTGATGAAGTTAAAACAAGAATAACTGAACCAAAAATATTTTGATTTATTTTAAAATTATAATCGTTATAAGTCGTTATATTGTAATTTGATTCTAATAAATTTGTCGAATTTTTATTTTTATAATTATTAATAATGTATGTCAACAAATTAATATACATATATGTTCCAAAAATTATGCGAATTATAAAAAAACACACAAAAAATAAGAAGTTGTTAACATTTAATAACAATTTATTATTGGGATTAATAATTTTTCTAGAGGATAAAAATATATTAGTAAATTCATAAGTTAAAAAAAATAATAAATATTTTTGACAAAACCCATAATAACAAATATAAACAGTTAGAGAAGTAATTAACCCGTGAAAAATATACACCCCCCCTAGTTTATAATATAAAGACACGTATATTTCATAAATAAAGAAACTAAAGTTAAATTCTATAAATTTTTCACAAATCCACCAGGTTGAATTTATAGAAATCATATCTTTAGGAAAATAAATATATCCTAAAAAACTTGACGTAGACGATAAAATAGAAAAAAATAAAGTTAGGTGTTCTTTTGAAAAACATTTATCTATTATGCAAAAAATAGATAAATATATTAAACAATATTCATTCGGGATCATTGTATTAAATACTATTGTTATTTTTAAATTATTTTTATTAATAAATAAATTTATTATCGAGTCGCGCATTAAGGTAAGTTATGCGGTATCAATGTCTACTGATATCCCAAAATTGAATAATATAAAATTTTAACAACGTTAAATATAACGTTATTACAATATATTGTAACAAAGTTATATTATTTTACCAAAAAACTAACGTTGAAATGGAAAGTAAGTCACTCCATATAAACCATCATATTTCTCTTAGGGGGAACCCCCGGACTGCGTAGCCGACCCCTTGCCCCCTCCCCGCCCTTCGGGGAATTCTAATTCAGTACCTTTTCCCATCACAAGATTTCTTTATGAAAACTGTTATAATCTTCCTGGGTTCCCGGTGGATAATGCTGATTTCTCTTGATAATCTTCTATCCATTTCGCTTCATCAAACCCGTAAACTTTGTCCCATAAATATTTCCATTCTTTTTTAATGGCATCAAAAAACTCTTCAAATGTCTCATAATCCTTGGTTTTAATTGGAGTTCCAACACAATAAATAATATTTTTGCCAAACCCTAATTTAAACCTTTTTTCGTCCATAACGTTTTCTTTGTTTTTTGATATAATAACTTGTATTTGTTGATTCGGTTTGTCTTTGTCTTCATAAATTGATTTTAATAGTCCCGGTTTTAACGCGATATCTTTATAATCTTGCGGAAGAGTTAGATGTTTACACCGGGTTCCTTCTGGGTAAAAATAAAATAATTTTTTCTTTCTTAATTTGTTATATATATTTTCTCTTGAATCGTTTCGATTGATAACTAGCAAACGATTGCATATAATTGCCAATAAACCTCCAAATAAAACAGACAACGCCGCCAGAAATCTACCGATTGCGGGACACTGAAAAATATAGGGGTCTATAAAAAAATCCGCATAACTTCTATGATTTGTTATGACAACACCATTCGATACAATATCATTCATTTTCTCATCATTTTCATTGTCATCGTCGCCGTCACATTTACATTTTTTGCTTTTATTTGTTGTATAATGCAATTTTATATACCGAAGTTGTAAATATTCTTGAATTAAAAAACTGTTCAAATCCCAAGCGTTGTCGGTTATACTTATCATATAACAAAATACACTAATAAGAGGCAAAGGTATAGTTACAAAAACGTAAAATAATGAAAACGACAAAACATTATACATTTTTTCAAAGAAACGCATGATAACTCTATTGTAATATACAATACTTAATTCTTAATATTATTTCCAAAAATATTATTAAGGTTTTTGACATATATTCTAGAACCGCAAGTTCAACACATCATGTTTTTACCTCCTAGTATATATAAGGTATGTCATCATTCCCTTTTAAAACAAATCCTATTTATAAAATCCATTCCCTAATTGATGATGAAACTATTGATAGAATTATTGTATTTTATGGAAATAGTAATACTAACGCGGAAGAAGGTGTCGACATAAATACATTATTTAAGACATCACCAAAACATGTATCTTTTATAGATACAAACACAGGACTACCTATTTTTACAGATGATGAACTCACGCAAATTCAAGAACATAACATTGACGTAATTTTTGCGCAACAACAAATTCATTTTGATGATAGTATTGGTGTCATTAAACTCAAAATAATTGACGAGTTTATCAAACTAGGAATTCGTTTTTCCCTGGATGAAACCTATTTGTTCGCCGTCCAGTTTCAAACTCTTGACCCGGTTCAAGTATATCAATCCTTGACACAAAATGAGCAACTTCCTTTAACAAGAACCAGATTAAACCAATTTTTACTTAATATTATTTATGATGAAAATCATTCACCAGTTGAATTTGAAATTCAAGACAAAGAAATTTATGACTATGATGATATTTTAGCGCTGAATATTTCGGGGAAAATCTTTGGCGTCAATCACGCACTCGATAAAAAGTTGAGCGTTTTATCACAAGCACAAGAAACCTACTTTATTGTGAACCCATTTGACTGCGATGAGTATGACAAATTTACCCAATCGGCAGCAGTTCATAGTTCAAAGACATTGAATAAACACCTTCTCTTGGATCATGGAGAAATTATTGGCAATAACATTTATTTGTGTTGTGCTCAACAAGTCTTAACTCATGCGCAAAAACTCCATTCACCCGCAAACGACTTGGTTTCCATGGAATTATACGCGACGGAACTATACTATCCCTTCTTAGTAAGTCAAAAAATAACATCCTTGAATGAATTGGAAAACCAAAAATATAAACTGATGGAAGAAACCGAAAAATATCTTACTGAAAATGCTTTACAAACCTTTCAAAAAGTGGATATGTTTTATGATATTTATAAACAACGTCAGACAGAACTGAGTTATTATCGCGGAAAAATGGGTGGTGTTCAGTCCATTCAGTTTACATTGTTGTCGAGTTATAAATACAAAATACCTCTAGAAGTGATATTTAAACTCATTCATGCAACGGAAGAACGACCTCTTGTAAAATTCAATCCCGCAATCAAACGAGAGAATGTATATCGTTTATATGCGGACAAATACGCAGAAGATGGTAGAAAAATACCATTCCTACAAAAAGCCACAATATTTAAACTCATGAAGGAAATTGGAAAGTCCAGTTCTGTTTCTGTTTATATTCAGTTTCCTTACGATGGAAAAGAGTATCAAATTATTTGTGAGTTTCAAGATAATGGCAATATCCGAGTTTCTTGTGAATTTGAAGAAACGATACCAATCTCATACATTGATGAACTTTTTAAAACCGCAATTAATCCAGTAATTGAAGAAGTGAAAGTATACCTGGAGCAAAATGGTTATTCTATGAACACATTTGTCTCTTTGTTTAACGATAACGTTGAAATCAATCATTTTACATATTCTTCCTCCATTCTTATTTCAAAAAATATTCAACTAGAGCGTTTCACTGCTTGCGTAAAACCTTTTTTTGTTGTTGAGACAGACGACCATGAAAATAACATTGTTATGAGATACAAACGCGTATCCAACTTCAATAAAATGAATAGCATTGACGCGTTCGTTTTAGAAAAAAGTAGGCAAGGACTCGACCTTATGACTATTATTGACGAAATCGTGCAAAATTATGATGTTTCTCCAGAAGAAGCCAAGGACACGATTCGTAAAGTGCTCAACGAAACTCAATATGAACTTGGTTCTAAAAACCAGCGCGGAAAACAAATTAAAATAACAAATAATCCCGGGTTCAAAACCACATTCAAATACAATAAATTTACACAGTTATTAAACATTCAAATTGAAAATATTGATAGTCTCTATTACTTGTATGTTTTTCCTATTTACTTAGATACATTGATTCGTATTTCACAAGACGTTTCGCTTTGTTCAGAAGTTACCACTTCCAATTTGTCAGAGGAACCCGTCTTGGCGTTTGAAGAAGAAATTGTAATACCAGATATTGTTGAAAACCTAGCAGCAGATGGTCTTCACGCCGTCATTGAAAATGGTGAAGTAATTTTAACTGACGAATTTGAAGAAGGGGAAGGAGAAAGAGAAATGGATGCGTTTGACTTATTATTCGGTGATGATGATGGCGATGGTGAAGGCGACGAAGATGCTGAAAATGAGAATGAGGACGAAGAAGGTGGTGGTATGGAACACGATGCTAGTTCTAGTCAGCATTATCCACCAGGAACCCAGGAAGATTATAACAGTTTTTCATCAAGAAATCTTATGATGGGAAAAGGTAATGAATTAGAATTCCCCGAAGGGCGGGGAGGGGGCAAGGGGGAACCCCCGGTTCCCCCTAGTTCTAGTTCGAATAACATCGTTTTTGGAGGTGCCAAAAAAAAGAAGGACAATACGCCGATTCAAAAATTTTATTTAGATGGTCTACCTCTGAAACACCCCAACCCATTTCAACAAGAAATGGAACGTCTTGACCCAATCCTATTTCAATCCAAAAAAAAGGCGGGGAAGTTTGAAGGTTATTCTCGCATGTGTTTATCCAATAACCGTGTTCAACCTATTATTTTAACAGATGAAGAACGCGCAAATATTGAGAGAGAACGTCCTGGATTTTTTAGGAAACAAGATATTCTTCGTTATGGGTCTGACCCCAAGAATCCATATAACTATATTTGCCCTCGTTATTGGTGTATGAAAACCAACCGACCCATGACACAAGAAGAAGTCGATAGTGGTGTTTGTGGAAAAGTAATTCCCAAGGACGCCAAGGCTATTCCGCCAGGTCATTATGTCTATGAATTTTTTAGTCAAGCCCAACATGGTTCGAGAGAAAAATATATTCAACATTATCCAGGGTTTATAAAAGACACATGTATGCCATGTTGTTATAAAAATTGGAACACCCCCGATCAAATGGAACGTCGTAACAAATGTATCAAAGAAGATGATGAAAAAGATTCCGACAAAAAAGAAGAAGGTGAAGGTGAAGAAATCAATGATGCAATTGACGAAAATAAAATGAATGAAAATGAAAAAGACGTCAAAGAAGGTAAAAAGGCGAAACAACCTACTGTTGCCAAAAAAATTATTAAAAGTGACTACATCAAAGGTCCCGAAAAATTTCCGCTCGGTCCAGATAGATGGGGATATTTACCTGTCCCAGTTCAAATGTTTTTCAAAGAATCAAGTGTCGACTGTCAAGTAAGTAACGTAGACACAAATTTGAAAAAAAACTATACATGCATGTTACGTCATGGAGTAGAAACACACCCTACTCAGTCGTTCATTGCGTGTATTGCGGATATTTTGTTTTATGGTGAAAAGGTGGATAAAACAACCAACTTTGTTGTTCCAACCATTCGTGAAATGAAAGAGAGAATTATTGATGCCATGGACTTGGATACATTTTTAACTCTTCAAAATGGTGATTTATTATCACTTTTTACTGAAAAACATTCAAAAACTACGATACCGCCACAAGACCTAGGCGTGCGTGTTGATGATTTCAAAACGAGTGCGCTATATTCTAGAATCAATATGGAAATACAAGAAGACCGTGATTTTTTTCAGAAAAGCGTAGGCGCATTTCTTCAGTTTTTAAAATACTTACGTAGCAACGAAAGTACAATCGACTATACTTATTTATGGGATATCATATGTAAACCGAATCCCAAATTATTCAACGGGGGTCTGAATCTCATTATTTTAGAAATTCCCAATACAGATTCTACCAATAATGTTGAACTCGTTTGTCCTACAAATCATTATTCCAGTGAAATGTTTAATCCCAGATATCCAACCGCCATTATAATTCAACAGGGCGAGTTTTTTGAACCGGTTTATTTCAAAACGGATATCAAAGACAAATATACTTTGAAAAAAACCTATAAGCAACATGACTCCAACGCAACACCAATTATGACAAGAATGAAAGAAATCTTTGCGACAATCAAAAACAATTTGAAAAAGTGCGCTCCCTTACCAAGTATATCTAAAAACATATATAAATTTAAACAACCACTGTTACTAGACAAATTAATCGGAGATTTGGAAAAAATAAAATATATCATTTTGCGGCAAGTTATGAATTATCAAGGAAAAGTCATTGCTCTCTTCGTTCAAAGTCCACAAGACGGAGATACTTGTCTTGTTCCATGTTATCCATCTTCCCCGTCCAACAAATATGAATATGTCTTGATGAATAGAGATGACTTATTTTCAAGTTACGAGAAAACTGTTATATTTTTGAAAAAACTCAGTAATATAAGTA